TTTCAATACTGATCTTACCGAACCGATAATTACATCCAGAATAATTTCCATCATCTAGATTAATATGTTTAAGTTTATCAATGACCCAGATCAATCTATAATTGCCCGTACTCTTAGGAATAAATTCTGTATGATAAGTTAAAGGGAATTTAGTTATATCTTCTGTATCAACGAATTTAAACGTTTCATAGATAGTTCCTGCTGAGGCTCCTCTTGTACCGTATTGGTTATATGTAGTTGATTTATTTACATAAACATATTGTTCATCTTCATACGGAACGATATCTATAGAATTAAGTTTTCTAGTTTTCTTTTCAAAGTAACCAGGATAATACATACAAGATTTATTCGTAGAAGAAAACCTAGCTATGTTTTGTTCAACTAGTTTATCACATTTATTTTTATAATATGTATTAGAGATTCTGAATGAAGTTCGTTCATGTTCTAGATCCCATTTGTATCTAGCAATGGTATCTCCTTCATTTTCAAGAACATTATAATCTGGAGTAATTAAAAAAGAAAGTGTAAATAATAATAGAATTACTGAGCCACCACTAGTATAATATGTTAATTTTTTGTTATCCATGATATCACCGCTTGTACGGACAAATCACCTGAATGTACAGGTAATCACCAGTTTGTTGTACTAATCTCTTTATTTACAATAATCGTGTTGATCACAATCGTATCTTGTGTTCGTAACGGCTTTATTGTAACAACCCTAAAATTCTGTGAATTTAATAATAATCTATCATTCAATACAATCGAAACATCATCACGAACTATCTTTTCGTCTGCACCTAGATCTTCCATGCCTTGCATTGTTTGTTGTAATACGTTAACTGCGTTTTCACCGTCAACGATAGTAATTGTGGATGGTGTTCCCCAATCTGAAACTGTAACGTCACCTTCATCATTAGTGTTTTTTGTGGCTGAAGCATACGAATACAAGGTGCCTGTATTACCAAATGTATCTATTAAAGTCCTTGCAGCATTCCGAATACTTGTTCCTAAACTCATGTTGTAGTAGTTTCAAATAATATTGATGATCCATCTAAGGAATATCCTCTCTTGATTGCCATTACTTTTGCTTCATCTTTAAAATATCTTCGCATTGAATTCATATCTTTGTTGCCAACAGATATAGTTCCAATAGTTTTGTTAACTGAATCTATACCTCCAATGACTTGGTTGACTACCATTGAATCTGCAAGTGGTCTTATTACGTCGTCATCTGAAACAGCTCCACCAACACCAGAAACATAATTCTGGGCTCTAACAATCATACTAGCAACAGCTGTTGTACCACCATCTACTGCATCATAAATTTCTCCAGTATCTGCACTTATATCTGCTTGTGTTACTGTCATATTATTCACCGCGTACTTCATCAAAGACTACTACACCCAACAGGTGTTTAGCCGTATTAACATCCTCTTCGTTTATTCTTACAGCAACTCCACCTTCCAATTTCCCAATTGTGGGATGGTTTACTGTAGTACCTTTTCTTATATTCAACACCCATTTCATTCATATCACCCAATTATAAATCTTAATCGCTAAATGGAGTATACCATACAACAATTCTTAACACTTCAGTTGCAGCACAATCGTCAACATCATACTGTAATCTTCCACCAACAATAACTGGACTTGTAGTATCCGGATCTGTTGCTACTCCCGTAGTCAATACTTGAGCTACAACAGGATAATATACTGCACCTGCTGTATCAACATGACCTGCACCAGTTGCACCTAATACATTTTCATCAATTATATTTCCGTTATCGCTATCACTTGCATCAATATATAACCACCATCCACAAGATGCAGTATCATTTAATACTTCGATTTTATGGATAGTTCCATGGATATCTCCAATTGTACCTGCAGCCGTAGTTGCTACTGCTGTAATACTAATATCCATTCGTTTCATAGATGGCATGATCACCACCTCATTTTTTTCTTTTTATGTTTTAGTTTATCTTTAGCTATTGATTTTTTAACCTTTTCAACATAAGATTTCTCATCAACAACTTCAGCCGTTCCTCTAGAAGCTAACTCATTCTTAAATATTTTTGTAAGTCTCCTATTATTTTTATGAGTTTCAAGTTTAGCCATCAATTGTTCAACTGTTAATTTTTCATAAACACTCATTTGGTTCACCTATTTGTTTATTTGTTTTGGTTTTGGTTTGTTTGGATCTTCTTGGATCCAAGTAGGAACACCAATATTATTCCTTGCCAAAATGATTTTTCCGTCAGGAGTTTTGCCTGATTCGCCAATGTTTTTACATTGAGCTTTCATTGCTTTATATTTTAAAATTATTTGGCCGTTGTTTGAACGTGTCCATAATTCTATTTTTTTGTCAATACCTTCATTAGTTAAATTCGCTGGGTTTTCTCTTATTTGGTGCCATTCAGTTTCCTGGAACACTGTATTTTTCTTACCCTTTTTACCGTCTCCACCCATATCGGTTGGAGTCATATCAACATAATCTTTCTTTTCAACCATTTCATTTCACCTTTTAATATTTTATGATAATGCTACCGATCCTATGTTTAGTACAATTAACCAATGTGTGTCATCAATCCCATACAAAATCAATGTTTCTCCTGCTGCATTAGTTGTAGCAATAGTATATTCATTTGCTGGTTGGAATGTATCAACAATTGAACATCCAGTCATTGTAACTGTTTTATCATTTGTATCTGCATTTTGATGATTAATTATTAACCATCTATCTGAAACTCCATCTTTACTATTAAATGTCATAGCTTGTCCAGCTGCTTTATTTAATTTTATCAACACATCAGATGTACTAATTGCACCAGCTGCAGTATATGTAGCTGCTGTAAGGTTAGTTTCATTATAACCACCAAGACCGTCAACCATACCTTTTATTAACTTGTTTCTTCCAATTGCCATTTTTGACCTCCATAATTAAAAAAAATAAAAAAAACTACCGGCTCAGGTAGTTGTTATTTCTGATGTTGCTTCTGCTCTAAGATACAATGCTGCAAATCTTTGCGTACAAACAATGAATCCACTGTCCCTTGAGAGATCAGTATATCTTTCGATAGTTAACGGTCTTTTATCAGCAATGACAAATGCATGTGCAGCATCAATAATGTATGCTAATTTTGCACTTACGTTATTACTTACCATTATTTTCATACCGAAGACACTCCCAATAAGTCTGTTATTAACAGCACTTGGTCCACCAGTTTTATTGGCTTCATTGAATGAATCAATATTTCTCAAATCATTCGCTACTTCTGCCCCAACGATCATATGGGTTGGTTCATAGTTTTTCTCTTCAAGTTGTTGCATAGATTCCGTTATATCTGAAATAGGTATTGTGGCATTACTATTTGCAACTGTATTACTTGAAGCTGTTGCAGCTGCATCTAATTGTGCAACAATCAAAACTTCTTCATTGTCTGCAAATTCATAACCTGCTAATTCTGCATGATATGATAACAGTTCAATGATTCCATCTTCTTGCATCTCTTTACTTACACCGATTCTAATTCCATATTTTATTGGAGTTAGGGTTCTGCTTGTAAATTCTGTTTGACCTAGTCCGATCTCTACTCCTTCATCTAACTGATCGATAGGTAAAGCTGTAGTTGCAGAAACTATTTCTGCCTGCATAGGTATTACGAGTGTTCTTCCTGGAATAGAAGAAGGTCCGAATATCTTTGCAGCTAGACCTCGAAACAATAATTTCTTTCTTACAGAACTTACTACTGTATTAAGAAGTGTTCTTGGTACTAGATACGATGCTGTACTGCTACCTGCAGTTGAACTTGCAAAATCTGCTCCGTCACTTGTTAGTATTTGGCTTGGCATTTTTCCTCACCTAACAATGTTAGTTTCCACAGAATATATTTTCCGTCTGCGGAACCACCAGTCAATGCTTTTCCAATCTTAAATCCTTTTTGTAGGTCGATTGCTGAACTGAATGTCGTTGTCTGAGTTAATGCTACTGGTACTAACCCGTTTGGAGTTGTTGTGGTAGATGCAGTCCCTCTTAAAGAATCTCCTGCTTCTGTGTCTGCTTGAACTGGATGCATAAATACTCCTTCCATTGCAATTGTACCATACCCATCTGCTGCAAAATCTGTAGTTGCTACACCTACAACAGTTTTATATCCTGTTGCTGAAGATCCCATTGTAAATACTTTGAAATCTCCTGCGGCGTAACCGTTTCTTGCATTAGCTGCAGTATCTGCTAACTTATCGTCATTTGTACCAACATGTACAAGATCTCCAGCAAAGATTGCAGTTGTACCACTATCGTTCAAGGCAGTGATAGATTTCCCTTCGTCTTGAAAGACGAATCCTGTTTGTGCCATTTTATCTCACCATCTCTCTTATTTTGTTATTAAAATCTTCCCAAGCACCTGTACTCATTGTTAGGGAACCATCATTTTCAACGATTTCCATAGTAGGCTTGGCACCTTCATCCGTTTCAACTACACTCTGGGGTTCTGTCTTTGCCAGTTTTGATTCATATTCAAGAATCATGTTTAATTTATCATCCGATTCTTTAATTAAATCTTCTTTTTTCTTTTCTTTGTTTACTGATAGAATCTTTTCAACAAGTTCTGTTTTCTTAGATAATTTCAATAATGAAAGTTCTTGTTTCATTTCATTGAATTCTTCTACGGAAACGGACTCACCTACTGGTTCTTCTTTTTTTTCTTCTGCTGGAACTTCAGGAATAACTTCTTCCTTTTTAGGTTCCTCAACAGGTTTTTCTTCTTCGGCCATGGTAATTACCTCCGGTCGTGTTATATTTTCGTCTTTAACTAAAGACTCCTTCATTTCTTCCGTTTCCTTACGAAAAGATTCCGCAATAGCATAATCAATCGTTGCTTGTTTAACGCCTTGAAAGGCAACAAGTCCAACACCTTTAATTTGCAATCCTTCAACTATAAATTTTCCGTCTTGTTCAGTTACAGTTTGTGCTGATGCATGTATAGATGGCCCTAAAAATCCATCTTTAACTTGCTCAATAACTTCTGGATGATTTACAGTATTCCTCATCTTTCCAACATGTTTAAGTATATCATTTTCTAAAAATAATTTTCCTTTACCAACAACATGATCTTCTGGTTGTTCAGGATGTCCAACTAACCATTTAAATTGTTGTTGATCATTTTCTTGTAAATTCTTAAAAGAATATTGTCGTTTATTTTGTGATTCACATACAGTTAATGCAGTACCACCTATATTGAACCATTTTTTATCTTCACTCTCTTTAATATCGAATGATTCTGCAACGAATTCAAATTCTAAATTGTGGAGTATGTTTGTCATGTTTTATCACCAATCTGTTTTGTTTGTATTTATCTTTTCGCCATTAGATTTGAAATCTGGTTTTCCGTTAACTAAAACGGTAAATGGCCTTGGTTCGTCAATTCGTGTCGCAGCTTGATTCATGTTATATCCGCTTCTTGTCAGTTGGTCGTTAGGAATTAAATCTTGAAATGTATGTTGGTTAGTATTACCGTCACTGTTTTTACAAATAAAATCATCATTATCATAATTGTTTTGAACTACATGTCTCTGTTTGCAAATCGGACATGTGAACATCATAGTACCACTCTCTCATGTAAAAATTGTTCTGGAATATCATTATCTTTTCCGTTATCAACATACTTACCAGATATTTGGCCGTGTTCACCAACAAGGTCAAGTTCAATCTTTTTACTTGATCCAACGACACACAATACTTTCTTCTTCATTTGATTGGTACCTGTTTATCAGTTTTAGTTATACGTCTACCTTTAGATTTTTTATCAGTTGTTGTTTGTGTTGGATCTGTTGGGTTATCAGTGACTTTTTTATCTTTCATTTGGTTCGGTCTTGGTTTCTGGAGTCCATCAGTGCCAGTCTCATTCTGGTTTAATGGGTCCACAATTTCAGGTAAATCTTCCCTAAACCTGGGGGGAAGCAAATCATTTGCTTTTTGCGGGGTAAGAATTCCGTCAGTAACAAGACCTCTTATTATGTCTACTTCTGTTTCCCATTCACGTTCTTCAGCGTAGCCCCAAACCATTTTGTCCTTGATTTCACCCAACTCTTTTCCAACAATAACTTCGTCTTCAACGAAATTTCTTAATTCACGTTGATTTGATTTTACATGTCTACCGAAATTCCTTAATTGAACTTCAGATGAACCTTTATCTGTACTAGTTGAAATACCTAAAAGAACAGGAGGAACTTGTCCACCGGTAATAATACCTTGATTAACAAATTCTAACGGAGTTTTAATGTCCATACCTTTTGCATTAAAATCAAGGATACTTATGTCAACGAGATGTGATGTAGTTATTTCTGATTCAGAAGTTAAATCTTTAAGTTCTTCTGAAACGTTGGAAATGTCTGCATCTTGTGCAGGAAGACCATCGTTACCTACTTTTGCCCATATTAACGGAGCAACATATTTATAGACGACTTTATCAAGGTTTTCTTGCATGTTTAAACTGATTTGTAAATGGCCCATACATGGTTCAATATCGCTTCTTCCATATGGTTCTGAAGATAACACGTTATGTTTATAATGTAAGATGTTATCAAATGAAGTATATTTCTTTTTGAATTTATTATCACGACTTTTATTTCCTGTTGAACCCCATAAAACTAAATGATCATTTTCGATTATTTGACCGTATCCAGTAACTTTACCTTTATTGTTACGATATACACGCATAGTAATAGCATCAATTAGATTTTGGCTAGTTTCAGTGATCCATTCAATAAATCCATCACCGTAAAGCAACCCAGATTTACATATTCTATGTAAAAACTCTTTACCGTTAACTTTATCTGCCCATGTTTCTAATTTCTTTTCGTTAGGACCTTCAAAATAGAAATCTTGTACTATTTGATCCGTTTTAGTATTAATAATTGCACGAATAATGGGTGTACGTTCATACGCTCTTTTATACATATTGAGTTTTGTTACTCGGTGTTCCCAAGATTCGTTAGAAGTAGTTATTACATCAGAAACACCCATAGAACCTCCTCTTTTCACAAGGGCTGTGCCTTGTTTTTTCCCACGGATAGCCTCAAAGATGTTACGCATGTATGTTGTTTCTAACATTACAACTATTTAAATGTTGTTATTTTATCTTGCAGATACTAAGAATGGGTTACTTACATGTTTCTTTCTGCTACGCATTGTTTTAAATAATCCCATAGAAACGTGTCTTGCAATAAACGTTGCTAATGATAATGCAATTACACAATCGTCATGTGTACCAGTACCTTCAAACTTGACTTGTTTAGATTTCATGTCAAATATAATCCCGAACTTTGATAATTCATCTATCAAGATTTTCATTTGTTTCTGGGTTCTTGCACATTGACCGTTAGGTATCAAAAAACCTTTTTGTTCTAATTGATCTCTCAACGCTTTAATTAGTTCGTTTTTATCGTGTTGGAAATTGAAGCCGTCTATTGCTAATCCTTCACGCTTTAAATCATAAATGAAAGTTTCACCGAACGAAGATTTATCACCTAAACATTTAGTTACTTGATATTTTTCATATACTTGTTGGATTTTCTGTTTTTGTAAACTATAATCCATTCCACGGAACCGTAACATTTCAACGATCTTTAATTTTTTATGACTGATAGATTTTTCTAAAACTATGATAACTGTAAAATCTGAACCTGCCTGAGCTGACATTGCGAAATCTACACCCATAAAATACTGTTTCTGGTTTACTGGTTGATCTTGTAAAACCGAAGTAGGATCTAAACAAGCTTCAATTAAATGGTCAGGAAACAATTTATCTTCCATTGAAACTGGTTTCAACATGAATTCTTGTGACCATGTCAGATTATCATAAGAATCTATCAATTTACCAGATATTCTGTCAGTAATGTAGACTGCATCAGGTTTATGTATGATTTTTGTATCAGGATACCTTTCTTCAAACAAGTTCCCTTTTTCGCCTTCTGCAGGAAATCTATCAAAATAAAAAGCTGCAAAACCTGGATTTCGTTCTATTTCGTGCAACATATCTAATTCGGATTTAGGTGTACCAACACCGATAATGAACCCACGTTTTGCTCTGACTATAGGTACAATTGCTTTTTTTAAGATGTTATGATCTTCATATTCACCCATTTCGTCTAAACCTACACCGTTAACGTGTAAACCTCTAACATTCTCGTTGTATGCACGAGCAAACAACCTTGAACCGTTAGCAAACTCTAATTCTGATGCTGACCATGATTGGGTTCTGTTTTTGGGGACCATCTGTCTCAACCAAGTATTAGCTAACACTTTCTGTTTAACTTCTTTTAAGATTTCTCGGGCCTGAGGCAACGTTCTAGAAATAAATACGTATTTGTATCGGGGGTTAGTCATAACTTTATAAATAAAATAATTTTCAAACAATTGTGATGTTTTACCTGATGATCTGAACGCCATCAGACATATTCTTGCATCGTCACCTCTAGATTTAAGTGTATTTAACCAACCTATTTGATACTCCGTTAAAGAATAACCTTCATTCTTTGCAATGATATTCTCAATAAAGTATGCTGGATCATTTACTAGCTTTTTCGGGTTTAATTTCATCAGCAACTATATCAACAAACGAACTTGTACTGTAATCCTTATTTGCTGGATTGTATCCTCTTAACATTCTTACATGTTTCAAAAAATCACCTTCTAGTTCTCTGAGATGATTAGCTAACGGATTAATTTTTATTATGTCTCCACCTTTCTTTAATGCCAATTCAGTTTTGTTTAATAGAGATTCACACAGACATATCCTGAATATCAACGTAGTTAATCTATTTGCAACAAACTTTTCAGCTAAATCTTTTAATCCATAATCTAAGACTATCCGTTTATATGTTCGTTTAAATAACGGAACGTTATCCAAAGATACATCCTTTAAAGGCGTTTCAGGATTTATTAAGTTCTTTGCCAAGTATATCCCACCTTAATTTTATTTTACCTTCAGTCAATCTAACAGATTCAACGTGATTCCATTTATCTGCAAACACTTTATCTTTAAGTACAGAATTATCTGACATCAACATATTCAATTTATTTTGTATCTTGTTAGCATACATCCTTCTCATCAAACTTATCATTTTAACCTCCTATTTAAATTCCCACACGTTACGATGTTCTTTCATTCCGTGCTCTTTCAACATGATACTATAAAACCCATACTTATCTTTAAAATGTACCCAATATTTCAAATCTTCTCGGTACAAGATAAATTCCGGTTTAATAAACATTTTTCCATTAGGTTTCAAATGTGACACCAACATTTTCAACGTTGGTCGATAATCAACTAAATGTTCGATAACGTCACGCATGACAATATAGTCATACATGCCAGTAGGTTCATCAACAACATTAATATCAAACTTATTATATTGAGTGAACCATTTAACAAATTCACGTTGCATGTCATTTATGTCAATATAGTCACATGTTGATCCACGTTTAGCTAAATAAAACACACAGTTACCTGCACCACCACCGAAATCTAAGATTCTTCCTTGCCAGTGTTGTATTTGTAACGGTACATCATGTTTCATGTTACCTTGTAACTGTTCATAACTGTGTTTATATGTATCTAGCACTTCTTGTTCTGTCTGAGGATTAGATTCTTCAAATTCTAGATTAAATCCTTTAAGTTCCATAAGTCCTCAACCCCATATACTGCAAAACAGAGTTTATCATCTCTAGTCATAGAACTAACTAATCTTTTCAACTCAGCCTTATCTTTTTTAATCCAAACTTTTACTTTAGCCACATATTTCTCATAACCTTCTATCCGTTTATATGTCCGTTTTGCATTCCATAAATTAAAGCTCATTTTCTCAACCCCATATACTTCTCATAAACTTCCCAAGTGACTAACACATCCCTTGCACAATATTTAGCTAATTCTTCATATTTACCTTCACGCCATAATTTTATGGCTTGAAGACCATTACCACTTTTATGACTACAGTTTAACAGTTTCGCCATATCGTCAAGTGTAACCCATTTATATGTTACGTCTTGTAAATCGAAATGATACATGTTAACAAGGAATCTCGGTACTGGTATTTCATTAAAAAAGCAACGAGCCATAATGAATGGTATGTCAAACTTCTTACCGTTTTTACTTATCAACTGGTAATCTTTACGGGCCATATAAATCAAGAACTCTTCAATGATTTTATGTTCGTCTTGGTCAACCATATCAAATGTATCGCCGTCGTTATCTTTTGCACATATACAAGTTATCCTATGTCCGTACCACGGTTCAAGACCTGTAGTTTCAATATCAAATGCTACTTTTGGATTAGCTTCTTTCAATTCTTTTAATTTATTTATATTCATTTTATATCATCTCCTTGTCTAACAATGTTATCTTTTATTATTCCACTGTAACCCCATTTAATCCCAGAAATTTCACCGTTGTTACCAGTTTCACTTTCTAAACTAATATCAACCATAGACGAGTCCGGTAACTCATCTAACCACAAATTTATTTTCTGTTTCAGATAATGTTTTTTCAAGTTTATCCCACCTCCT